CACCCCCACCCCCACCAGCAACCACAAGATAGTCAGCGCTGGTTACACCTGCGGGGCAAGTCCAAGTGGTAGTGCCTTTGAACGTAAATACAGTTTGTGATGGTACGAAATACTTCAGGATAACAATACCGGAGCCGCCTGCTGCTCCATCGTAATTTAATCCAGGGTCGCCGTTTGACCCAGCACCCCCACCACCACCAGAATTTGTTACGCCAGCTACTCCGTTACCCAATCCAGAATAACTACCAGAATTGCCGCCGCCGCCATAACCACCAGCGCCACCTAGATTAGGCCCGTTATACGTTCCACCGCCACCACCGCCGGAAAAATATCCTTTAGCAGGTGATCCTCCTGGGCCAGAACTTCCATAACTAGATGCAAAAGACGGGCCTTGAATTCCATTGCCACCAGCACCGCCAGAAGTTGAAGTTCCAGAACCTCCGCTTCCACCAGCGCCGCCGCCGCCTCCAGACCCAATATTCGGGCCAGACGATGAAGATGAGCCACCGTTATTGCCTTGAGAAGATGGCCCACCATACGGTGCATCCGTTGTATTTGGTGTATTTCCAGAACCAGCCGTTGCTCCGCTATAGCCAGCAGCACCGCCTCCTGATCCTCCGCTTGCGCCGTTACTAATACTGGGGCCGTCACCACCTCCACCACCTCCACCATAAGCCACTAGTGCATTGGTGTACGGGTTTCCAGATGAAGGATTGTTAGTAATCCCAGGCCCAGAAATATAACTATTACCACCATTTCCTGCTACTGTACTACCAGAATTTAAACCTGCTGTTCCCGCTGCACCGACTGTAATAGTGTAATCTTGGTTTGGTGTAACAGTTAAACCAGTACCCGTTCTGAATCCTCCTGCACCGCCTCCGGCTCCACGTCTGCAACCACCACCACCTCCACCAGCCACAACCAAATACTCAACCTCTGTAACACCAGTAGGGCATGTCCAAGTGCTTGTTGCTGTAAAGGTTTGGACGATGCTGAAGCCACCGTAAAGAGGCCAAGTACCAAGTTTTGTAGCTATAAACTTGTCACCCAGTGTCCATAAACCACTGGAAAAGGATAAGGCAGGATTGTTTACTACCCCTACTATTCCACCGTTAGATCTCATTAACTTATAATATCGTAACTTAAAACAGCTTGGACATGATTATTGGCATGTGCTTTTAATTGCATAAATTGCCCTTCCTCCATATAGATAGAACTTTCTTTGTCTATAGCAATTAAAGAACTCTGTAAAGGAATAGAAACATTGGTCAAAACACTATAACTAATACCAGCATTAGAAATATTTACTGTAACATTAGCTACATTGGTTCCATCATAATTTGATAAGAATAAACTATTTACTTTCACTATAGTATTACTTGTAGATGTATTAACTACAATGTTTGCAAAAGTATTGGCGACATTTTGAAATGCCATTTTACCATATCCGGCAGATACGTTTGCTAAATTAGGATTGGCCATTTTTTTAATCCAATAAAATATTTAAACCGTAATCTAATTTCTTAATTGTAGTGGTGTCTACTGTAACTGTTGATAGCGTGTTTGCCCCAAGCCAACCAACACCATTATAAATCCAAAGTTTTCCACCTGCAGTAAATGTCTGTCCTGTAATTGGACTTGATGGAAAGGAAATGGCCATTTTAGTTAGTTACCAATACCCAATTAACAACATTCTCGTCCCAAGAATACATCTTTGGAGGATCGCCTGTTCCAGCATCACCAGGCATATCTACAGGTGCTTTCCACTGGCATGTTTCTTCTACTAATACCCAACTATTAAATGGTTTGGGTGGAATAAAAGCATTACGTTGAGCATCGAATGTGTACCCAATACCAGCATAATTTTTTCTAAAATTGGCATTGTAACTTGTTTGTTTCCAAGTACCACCGAGAATTTTCTCAAGATGAGCTGCACCAATGTGTTCCTTTTCAACACCTGCTGCATCTGATGTATCTTTATTTTCTACTACGACAACAGAAGTAACTACGCTATTCTCGTCTATTTTAGCGAAATGTGCCATATTTTGCCTCAAATAAAAGTATTTATTAAGTAAGTTCTAATAAAGTTAAATCTTTTTCTTCACCTACTATTCCTACTGGAAAAGTATTAAAGGATAAAGAAATTCTTGTGTTTTCTGCATTAACTGTTTCCACCATGTGCTCTAAGGTAGATGGAAATAAAAACAAATCACCCTTTGTTGCCTCGAACCACCATGATTCACTGTTCCAAGTGTTCCACATTACAGGGGGCATTTTAATATTGTTTGCTGGTTCTTTATTATAAAAATAAATTTTATCTGTGTCAGATGTTTCTATGTAGTATACACCAGATACAAATGAATTTGGATGTCTGTGCTTGTGATGATACTGTCCTTGTTTTGTATAGTTAACCCAGGATTGAGTAATTCTCAAATTAACTTCATATTTTGGATTGTATACCTCATTAAAATACATACTAAGTTTTAGTTCTAATGCTTTTTTAAACGTGCTTAGCTCTTTATTATTTAGAATTTTATTATCAACACTTGTGGTGTTACCCATATTGTTTCTTTGAGGTTGATTCAAAAGAAAATTTAATTCTTTTTTGGTCAACTTGTGTTCTACAGTATAGCAACCCACTGGAGTTGGAAATAAATTATGAATTACTGCTTTACCCGGAAACTTAAAAACATTACTGCTAATAGGTGTAATAATTTCATCACTCACTTTAATGCCTCTTCTAATTGTTTTTGCTCAATGCCCATTTGTTTGAGCTGTTCTGGTAGATAAATTGTATCAATACTTTCTTCAAACTGTTTTATCTTTTCTATTGTTGCATAAACTTCTTCTATCGTTGGACAAGGTCTCGAATCTTCCCACCGAGTAAAGACGTTGTTTGATATTTCCCATTTGGCTCCTGGTCTTAATAGATGCATTGCTGTATCTATTCCCATTAGCCGATAAATTTTTAATTCAGATTGTTCTTTAGATTGTTTTGTTTTCTTTTTCATTGTATCTCCATAGTAAATTTATTGATTTATTTTTATGATTACGATACCGGAGCCGCCATTTGCTCCCGTTCCAGGAGCAATTGAACCTCCACCCCCACCGCCTGTGTTAGTTGTGCCTGCCGTTAATCCTGTATTACTTGATCCATTATCACCATTACCGCCACCACCTGTACCACCTGTGCCTGCACCTGATGGATCCATAGAACCACCGCCACCACCGGCATAAGTTACAGACGAACCGCTAATACTTGAAGCAGTGCCGTTACCGCCGTTTCCAGATGATGGAGCTGCGCCAGTTCCACCAACACCACCAGCACCGCCTCCGCCACCAGTATAAAAAGATGGCGATCCAGTACCGCCGCCACCGTTTGATCCTTGCGAAGGACTCGTGGAAGGAGTGTTTCCAGACCCGCCAGTGCTAGCTGGTTGCGAACCCAATGCACCTCCACCGCCTCCAGAACCTCCGTTTGCACCGGTTTGTGATGAAGGGCCGCCTCCGCCGTTACCTCCACCAGCGGATGTAATGGTGCTAAATACCGAATTACTGCCGACATTTCCACCATTACCACCACCACCAACAGTTACGGTGTAATCAGTGCCGGCTGTTACAGATAATGCTGTGCCAGTTCTATAACCACCAGCACCGCCACCACCTCCACGACCGCCTCCAGTTCCACCACCACCGCCACCAGCCACTACAAGATAGTCAACGCTGGTTACACCTGCGGGGCAAGTCCAAGTGGTAGTGCCTTTGAACGTAAATACGGTTTGAGTTGCTACGGTGTACTTGAGAATAACAATGCCGGAGCCGCCTGCTCCTGAATTACCAGACCCATTCCACCCGCCCCCGCCTCCACCGCTATTAGTGGTTCCATTAGTGCTTGTGGCTCCACCGCCACCATAACCTGCTGTGTTACCAGCAGGGCCATTACCTGCGCCGCCACCAGAAAAATAACCTGTTGAAGGAGATCCTCCAGGCCCAGAGCCACCATACGATGACGCAAAAGATGGGCCTTGTATACCGACACCGCCACCACCACCTGGATTACCACCAGCAGTACCATTCCCACCAGCCCCACCACCACCACCAGCACCAGTGCCATCTAGTCCAGCACCACCATTATTACCTTGACTTGGTGAAGTTGATGGCGTATTTCCTGTTCCACCAGGAGCAGGTGATCCGCTACCAGCCCCACCACCACCACAACCACCATTCTTGCCACCTAAGCTACCTGTACCACCCCCACCACCGCCGCCAAATGCTACAAAAGCATTTGCGTATGGATTTCCTGGAGCAGAAGGATTTGCAGTTATATGAGGAGAGGCTGTTGATTGGATATAAGAATCACTTCCATTATTACCGGCCCCAGCACCAGTTAAAGCTGCACCACCGCCACCAACGGTAATGGTGTAATCATTTCCTGCGGCCACACTTAATCCAGTTCCAGTTCTATACCCGCCAGCCCCCCCACCAGCACCGTTATTGTTTCTTCCTCCGCTACCACCACCAGCCACAACCAAATACTCAACACTAGTAACACCAGTAGGGCATGTCCAAGTAGACGTAGCAGTAAAGGTTTGGACTATAGAATAACCAGAAATAAATCTTTTGAATACCTGTGAAATAGTTCTTCTTTTATTAATAGAAGAGGCAAATGCCAGAGCCATTAAAAAATCTCCGACCCAAATACATTAATAGATACGTTAGAATTTCCTGATGTAATATTTGCACTCAGGACATCATTACTACCCATTGTAATACCCAATGTCAAAAATGCTGTATCTAAAGTTGCTACTGATGCATCGAAAACAATATATGCGTTAGACGAAATTGCTGCATTATTCTTTTGAATAGCTATTCTGTACGAAGCATTATTAACATTAGATTGATTGCAAACAGATAATGTAGAAATAACTGCGGTATTTCCATTTGGTACGCTGTACACAGTAGTTAACGTATTCTGTGTTGGAATAGACTGAGCTAAAACTTTATAGACCGTTGTCATAATTGTTCCTTACATACCAGACAACAAAAATGGATTAAGTTGTTCGGGTGCTTGTCCGCTGGTACCAACCATAACCCAAACATTACTATATGCTACGTATAAATCTAAATAGGAGCTATCTAACCAAAAAATACCTTGAGGGAATGGAGTAGGTGCAGTATCAGAGATGGTTACGTTCTCAAGATTTGCTTGTGCTATTGATTTTAACGATATAGGCATCTGTTATTTATTATTTAATTTCTTGAATGTGTAATTACATAACTAATGAAAACCTTAGTTGTCATAGACCCTCTTATTGATTTATTTTTATGATGACGATACCGGAACCGCCTGCAGAGCCTGTTCCCGGCGTGGCACGACAGCCACCACCACCACCGCCTGTGTTAACAGTTCCTGCTGAAGGAGTTGAAGACGCACCTGCTGTTGCACCACCTCCAGCGCCACCGGTACCTGCAGTTCCACCTGCCCCGCCACCTCCGCCAGCATAAGTAACGGGAGAACCAGAAATGCTAGACGAAGTACCAGCTCCGCCATTTCCTCCGATGCCTAAAGCTCCATTAGCACCAACAGCAGAAGCGCCACCGCCACCACCACCCCCTCTATCTGTTGCAGTTCCTGGGTTTCCAGCGCCGATACCGGTGCCGCCATTACTCCCCTGCGAGGGGCTTACTGATGGAGTGTTACCGCTCCCTCCCGGTCTAGTGCCTCCAGAGTTTACTGATCCGCTACCACCGCCACCAGAACCGCCATTACCAGCGCCTGAAACGCCACCTTCACCCCCGCCACCGCCCGTAGATGTAATGATGCTAAACACCGAATTAGAACCCGCATTACCGGAATTTCCTGTTGTTCCAGCAGTACCCCCCGCTCCAACAGTGATAGCGTACTCTGTTCCACCAGTAACGCTCAATGCGGTTCCGGTGCGGAAGCCACCTGCACCACCGCCTCCTGTTGGATTTTGGTTTGTTCCATCGACGGGGCTTCCACTGCCGCCGCCCCCACCAACCACAAGATAATCCACGCTGGTTACACCTGCGGGGCATTTCCAAGTGGTAGTGCCTTTGAACGTAAATACGGTTTGACTTGCTACGGTGTACTTGAGGATAACAATGCCGGAGCCGCCGTTATAACCACCAGCAGCACCACTGCCACCGCCCCCGCCGCCACCGGATGTGTTTGTACCTGCTGACCCAGCAGTAACATTAGCAGCACCTTTTCCACCGCCACCTATGCCACCAGGACCGCCATTGTTGGGTACGTTAAATACGCCGCCCCCTCCACCGCCAGCGTAATACCCAGTAGAAGGTGACCCACCAGGACCGGCTCCACCATAAGATGAAGCGAATGATGGGCCTATTAAACCGTTTCCACCACTGCCACCAATTCCAGAGGACGGTCTAGCCGATCCTGCACTACCAGCGCCGCCGCCACCAGACGCATCTAATGTGTCAGCGCCAAGAGTTGCCCCATTATTACCTTGTGTAGTTGAAATTTCCCCTGGAACAGGAGTTATTGCAATTGCAGATCCACCAGGGCCACTGTACCCAGCGCCACCACCAGAACCACCAGGGAGACCGGGGCTAGATCCTGAAACACCACCCCCACCACCGCCACCTTTTGATGTAACAGAGAGGAAGATTGAATCGCCGCCTGTTACCCCACCACCGGCGCTACCTGTGTTTGTATTTCCTGCGCCGCCGCCACCTACGGTGATTGTGTAGTCAGTCCCAGCGCTAACCGCCAATCCAGTACCGTATCTCATCCCCCCCGCTCCCCCGCCACCTCCATGGCGAGAGCCACCCCCACCCCCACCAGCCACAACCAAATAATCAACCTCTGTAACACCAGCAGGGCAAGTCCAAGTAGACGTAGCGGTAAAGGTTTGGACGATGGTGTAGCCACCGTAAATAGGCCAAGTTCCGGCACCTTTGTTTAAAAAATGATCTAAAATAGAATGTATCCCTCCAGCACTACTGGAAGTTACCAGCTGTTGGGGCCCTATAATTCCTTTATTAGATCTATGTCTCATTAACTTATGGTTTCAAATGACGCAATTAAAGAAGCTGATACATTAGCAGATACATTAGCTTGAATAACATCGCCTTCTAAAAGATAAACACCTGTATCTTTACCTATAACTACAAGTGTAGAATTTGCTGGTATTGTTATAGCTCCGGCAAAATAATAATTAGCAGCACTTCTATTTAATTGAACTGTGGAAGTAATGGAGGCATTGGAGTAATTGGATACAATCAAGTTATTAATTTTTATAATAGAATTACTTGTAGAAGTATTAGTAATTACGTTAGAAAATATAGTAGTTACATTAGATACTATTGTATTTCCTGTGATATTAACCACCCCAACTATATTAGGACTTGCCATATTATCCCCCGAACACAATAGACATTGCTATTGCCTTTCCTGTTGTAAATGTAGAACCTGTAGCACCTTGGGCACCTTGTTTACCCAAAGAAGTAACAACCTGCCATGTACTACCACTGTAGATTAACGTTACACTGACACCGCTAAAATCTAAAGATAAATTGTCACTTTGACCCTCTATTGTATTGCCATTTCTATCAACAGTTACAGGATAGTCTCCCCAATAACCTTGATCTGCTATGGTAATAGAATCACCAGAACTTGGTGTTGCTGGTAATGTTATAGTGAAACTACCACCAGAAGAATTAGTGATGATATTATCGAAAGCTACTGCCGTGTAATTACTAGTTTTAGTTGAATAGGCTCCGCCACCACCCGAACCAGAAGCACCTTGTACACCCTGAGCGCCTTGGACACCTACACCTGTTGCGCCTTGGACGCCCTGTGCCCCTTGAGCACCTGTTGCACCTTGTACACCTTGATTACCCTGTGGACCTGTTGCACCCTGGACACCTTGATTACCCTGTGGTCCTGTTGCGCCCTGTGCACCAACTGCGCCTTGGACACCTTGATTACCCTGTGCACCAACTGCGCCCTGTGCACCAACTGCGCCTTGGACACCTTGGTTTCCTTGAGGACCTGATGCGCCCTGTGCACCAACTGCGCCCTGTGCACCAACTGCGCCCTGTGCACCAACTGCGCCCTGTGCACCAACTGCGCCCTGTGCACCAACTGCACCTTGGACACCTTGATTACCCTGTGCACCAACTGCGCCTTGGACACCTTGATTGCCCTGTGCACCAACTGCGCCCTGTGCACCAACTGCACCTTGGACACCTTGATTGCCCTGTGCACCAACTGCGCCCTGGACACCCTGTGCGCCTTGGTCACCTTGGTTTCCTTGAGGACCTGCAGCTAAAGGAATAGAATTAGCAGAAGTAATTCTACCTGTACTATCTATCACCAATCCTACATGATGGGTAGTATTACCATAATTTTCTGCCAAAACTCCTGTAGCTGATAATGTAATATTTCCTGTTATATTACTATAAGCGATACCATTACCAGTCTTGATTGCAACTAATGTATTGGCATAGGCTCTGGCGTTGGTAAAGTAAAGATTAGATCCCTCGGTAACATTACTGGAATTAAGAGCGACTCCAAAGATAGTATTTTCGGAAACAGCAAGATAATTGTTGCTGGTAACATTGGCTACTACTCTACTGACTTTTATTCTTCTCATTTACTTATTTATTTGGAACGGTGGGCCACGTAATATCAAATGGATTTTGTTGTGCTGTTATGTCTCTTAATGCTTGTCTATAGATAGCCCATTCAGATTTCTTTTCAGCAGATAAATCAACATCTACCAATGCTGTCCAGTCGGAATCTTTAAGCAAATTGTTTCTAGTAGATCTGATATTTGCCCATTGAGATTCGTTTTTACTGTTGATTTCTTCTTCGGTTAATTGTTGAACTGTTACCAGAAATACTTGATTGTTTTCGAAATATGGTTCACACGATACCAATTTCTCTGTATTTCTATCATGCTGTTTAAAGACTGTTACAGAATACAAATTGTTTTCTTCCAACCATTCTTGACTGGGACCATAGTTTGGGAAAGATACGTTGTTATATTTTTCCTTTAAATTAAAAACCTCTGTAACAATGTTGTTGTCTACTTTTGCGTACATCAAATACTCCTAAAGTATTTTTCATTTTTGTCTGTTTCAGTGCTTGGGATAGACCCGTTTTTTGTCCAGTATTGCATGGTCTAGTCCTATAACGTGGGAAACGCTGCTGTTGGAGCAGTGAAGCTGGATGTGTAGCGAGCGTAGCCTTTGGTGATGCGTAGGTCTTGCATATAACCCGTAAATCCATTGCCATTTGTGTCTGCGCCAATGGTTGTTGCCACTGTGTTTGAATTTAACGTAGATGATGAGGTTGTAGTCCAGGTTTGTGATCCATTAACAAACCCATACCAAGTATTTCCGCTTCTTACTACTGCAAGATGAAACCAAGTGTTAGTTGATAAACCCGTAGCAACATCAACTTCGTTAAAAACGTCATGACCAGAACCACTAGAAGATGCCCATATTTTTATTTTATTTGAACTAGATTGATTTGTTACTGCTAGAAAAATATTTCCCGTATAAGAAGATGCGTTTGCTCGGTTAGCTATGATCGTACCTATAGAACCCCATGATGGGTAACTTGATACATACAGCCACCCTTCAAACGTAAAACTACCAGAACCATAATTAAGATTGACTGAACTAGGTGTTAATAAATAATCCCCCGTCCCATCAAAAGCCATAGTCCCGCTTCCCCACTTAGCAGAAATAGCCGTACTGATCTGAGCATTGCCAACAGTCTCCAAGTCATTCTTAGACGTAGCGTCATAGATACCGGCGTTGGTGAAGTTAAGGAGGAGGCTGGTGTTGGTGATGGCGGTTGGTGGGGATGTTGGATTGGAAGAAGAAGGTGTATCGGCTGTTCCTTTTAGAATCCTTAGCCCAGATAAATATCCTTGGGCATACTGACCAGTTCCTGCGTCTGATGAAATATATAAAAGAGCGCCGCTTGGGCTTGCAATAGTAGAATAAACACTTATTGAAGTACCAACACCATTAACATAAATGGTTGCTGAAGTTCCTGTTCTTGTTACAACAATATAATTCCAAGCGTTTATTTGAACAGAACTAGAGGATGTGCCAGATTGAGTGCTGCCTCCGCTTTGTGTTCCAAACGTAATTTGATTGGCAGTAGTTTTGAACAAAAAATATCCATAATTACTGTTTGAGGCAGCGCCGTTTTGCCATTGAACCAATCTTTCTGTGTTGCCGCTTACTAACGGGTAATACCAAAGCGAAATAGTAAAGTCGCTAGACCCTAAATCAAAAGCCGTATTGTTAGGCGCAGTCAAATAATCCCCACTACCATCAAAATACCCTGACCCACCATAGGTCGCAGCAGACCACGATGCAGAGGGGTTGAATGGGGAGAAGGCGACTACGGTTGGTGAGCCGCTTGTTGTGATCGTGAAATTATTAGTGCTGTTATCTTTGAAGCGGTTGGATTGGCAGGTGAGGAGGGAAGTGCCTGAGATTGCTGTTAGTGGTTCGGTGGGGACGGTAATGGTTGTTGATGTTGCGTTGTATGGTTGTGATCCCTTAATAAGTCTGACATTGGATAAATAGCCAGAGAAAGGTCTTGCTAACGCTGTATTCGTACCAATCTGAAATGCGCCTGTTGGGTTTGTAGCGCTGGAGTCCGTTCCCGTAGCCACCCTATCCCCATTCAGAAAAAGTGATACCGTACCGCTAGTCCTACAATAAACAAGATGGTTCCAAGTATTGTTTGAAAAGGAGTTAGTGCTCGTGGAAATTGATGAGCTATCTTGAATAGCAGCATCAATTTGTCCAGCGCCAGAGCGATTTAAAGTAACAATTATGTAGTTGCTTGAGCCTAAATAATTTGTCCCAAAAGGACACATTACCGAGGTTCCTGTGCAGTAAAACCATCCCTCAAGGCAGAAGTCGCCTGTTGACATTTGGAAAGCGGCATTGTTTGCGATACTTAACGATGAACTCCCATCAAAGTAATTCCCCCACCCTGTCTGACTGAACGGGCTAAAGGTTCCCTGTGTCGTGTTGCCGTTGCGGGTGATGGTGAAGTTGTTGGTAGAGGCATCTAAAAATGTACCGTCTCTGTATGCTGCAGCTGGTCCAGTTCTACCATTTTGTGCACCGTTTAATCCGTTTCCGCTCAACAACAAAGTAGTGTATTCGAAATAGGGATCTATTGGTCCCTTCGCATAACTACCTATTAAACTTTTTGCTATCAAATCCATTATGCAGTATACCCCGTTTGAACTGAACCACGCCAAGAAGTACCATTACTATCTGTCACAAAAACCAACATATCATATAAATTAGGAGATAATGCCGGTGCCACATTCCCAGGCCATCTGACCGCATTTGGCCAGGTTTGAGTAAATGAACCGCCGTTGTACAACTCAAGAGTAAATGCCTGTGCAACATTAGCAGCACTCGAAGCATTAGTGAATTGCCAAGTGGTATTTACATTTGAATTTGCTGTAAAATATGATCCTGCTTGAACATTGATGTTGCACAATGCGATGGTGTTACCCAGATTGACGACTCTAGATACTGCAGCGCCAGTCATGATAATGCTTGTGTTGGATAAGGTGACATTACCTATATCAGTTAACCCTGCCGAAGATACACCCGCAGATAACTGAGTATTTGATACCGCCCCGGTGCTGACACCCGCAACTGACGATATAGTACCGGTAGCGGTTAAGGCAACGTTACTGACCGAAGTGACTCTACCGAAGGTATCCACAGTTATAATTGGTATTAAGGTAGCATTTCCATATACAGCAGCAGTGACACCTGACGGAGTTAGAGTAATGTTGCCTGTGGTATTATTATAACCGATTGTGTTACCGGATGTTAATGCCAATCTCGATCTGGAGTTGGTAAAATAAAGATTAGTAACCTCAGTGACATTGGCTGTGGTTAATTCTGCGTATTTTGCCAATCTATGGCCACCAGCTAAAGCATTGTCGTGTACTCTAACTGTACTTAAATCGGTATCAACTGTTATTTCGCCAGACGCCCCGGTGAAAGTATTGTGTTGTGAGGTTGATCCTCTTCTTATTTGTACTTGTTTTGTCATACTATGCTTCCGTAATCTTCTGTAGTAGTTGCTGATGTATCAACTAGGCCCCAGTCTTCAGGCACATTACTCGCACCTGCACCTTGTAGATGCAATACTTTAATTGTCTCACCGACTTCTGGAGCTGACGTAAATACCAAGGAAGTGCTATTACTAATGTTATAATCTGTCGAATAAAATTGTACCAAACCATCTAAAATAACCAACGAATCTGTTTGTGATGCATTAGATGTAAGAGTAAATGATGTTGTGGTACCATCACCGTTAAATGTGTCTATGGTGTGAATAACATTATCTGCATTTGCTGTTGAGCCATCGCCGCCTGTAGCAGAAATGGTAACAATGACATTAGAACCCGATAATGTAGCAGTAACACCAGAACCCGTAAAATTTATACCGGTTACATTACTGGTAATTAAAACATTTTCGTCGTAGATTGCTACATTTGCCGATCCACCGCCACTGCCAGCTGGACCTGCCACACCTTGGGCACCCTGAGCACCTTGGACACCTACACCTGTTGCGCCCTGGACACCTTGGGCACCCTGTGACCCTTGTACACCTTGATCACCCGTTGAGCCTTGTACACCCTGTGACCCTTGAGCACCTACTGCACCTTGTACACCCTGTGACCCTTGGACCCCCTGAGCACCCTGTGCGCCCTGTGCACCGATAGCACCCTGACCAAGCCAAACACCAGTGCTACTTATAACATTACCATATCCCGAAACAGCCAAGGAAAACACGTTAGCTGTTTCTGTAACTATTACATTACCTGTTATCTTAAGATTAGCATTCGAATCTACACTGCCACCTATACCTACTCTAGCATTAGCTACAGTAAGAGCAGTTACATTAGCAGTTCTAAGTTGCAGTTCACCTGAAGAATCAGGAACAATTACTAAACCTAGAATGGAATTTGCATTTAAAATTGTTGACATTTAGGGCTGTAAATTCCAGACGGCACCGGGAGGTACCTCGACTTGAACATTTGGTAATATTTGTATTTGTCCTTGAGTTATATTTTCACCTTGCGAAAATACATAATTAGAGGAAAATACTGTTGGTATACCTGTGCTTTGTCCTCGCAAAATTACTCCTCGTAATTTTACTTTGGAAATAGTTGGGGAAGTAAAGATTAAATTCATCTTAATATTTATAGATAAAAAAGAGTCGGAAACCGACTCTTTTATTTATACCTAATTTCCCCCGTATCTGGATTCGTATTCTAACCTAGCTAAGATGTATTCTTTTACTAAAGATGATCTAACTATATCTTCTACTCCAAATTCTATAGTTTTAAATGAGGGCATCATGTCTGCTATAACCATAAATTTTTTAAGACCCGACATATCAGTTTTTCTATAAAGGTCTGTTTGTCTAAAATCACCGCAGAATATAATTTTAGATCTATCTCCCACTCTGGTTATAATTGAATTAAGTTCCATGTCTGTCATATTTTGACATTCATCAACAAGAATAATACTATTATCTAAAGTAATACCTCTTACGAATGAAGTAACCAAAAATTGTATTGCTCCTTGCTCTACTAATCTCTGATATGCATCATATCTATTAAATAAATCTTGACAAATACCTACATAAGGTTCCGTGTAGACTTCTGTCTTTTCCTTTTCGTCTCCAGGCAAATGTCCAATATCTCTACTGGATACTGCTGATCTAACTATAACTACTTTTTCAAAAGGATTGGATTTATCAAGTACCTCCTCTAGTGCGTGATATAAAGCGATGAAAGTTTTACCTGTTCCTGCTACTCCATGTAACAACATGATATTGGAGTTTTGATAAAGCTCAAATACTCTCCTTTGGTTATCTGTCAATGGCTCAATGACATTCATATCATCCAGTCTTACCTTTAACTTGTTGTGAATAGTAAGATGAGGTTGAATAGAATGCAATTGTGTATTATTTTTTTGTTTTGCCATGAATGCCCTCTTAAAGTAAGTGAGGGCAATAACTTCTCAGCTATTACCCCCAAGGAGAAAGTGTTGAAGATAAGTTTTCATCGTCTTGATAGTTTGTCCGCCAAGTTGCTTTTATAATTATTTTGAGCGATCTTAGACAAGACTTCTCTAAACCCACCATCAATGGTTCTGACCCCAAGACGAACCGGATCAATCAACGCATTACCGCCTCGATGATGTGTCTCATAATTTTTTGATTTGCAGTTTGGACACTCTTGTTCCTTTCTATCTTTCATAGAGCAGAACACATCAAATATATGATCACAATTTGAACATTTAAAACTATAGCTAGGCATTTATCCACCAGTTAGGGATTTCCCTATGTTTCCATGATGCCAAGTGTTGTTTGGCACCGACGTAATAATTTATATATGATCTAATGCTATCTCCAGATATTTTAAACTGATCTGGCATAGCAGGAGTTGGATCGGTAAAAGGTCCTTCGGGGATGTTCGTCGGATATAGCCAAAAATGAGACATCATTCTTTCTGCAGAATGTTTTTTGCCATATCTATAAGTATATTCTTGTAATAGATAAAACCAAAGACGGTACAACCATTTGTAGTTTTCTTTAGACTGCCGAGTCCAAATCCCCGATGGATGTTTAATGTGGCTTGCTTTCCACATCACATTTTCTCTTTCATCAGGTAATAACCAACGTTTAATATTTCTTCCGTTAGCTGTTTTACCCAGGTATTCCTTGCCATCCAATACTCTATGGGCAGTAGACATTAGTTGCCCATATTCAAGAATCATCTTTACCACATGTTTATCATTGTGTAATCTTGCACATTCTTTGGGATCATTATTTAGATAAAAAATATTCAAATTAACCTCTCATTTCTACAGGTTCTACTGCTTTAAGTATATTGCCTATAATTCTTTTACAAATTCCAGAAATTATTTCTGATTCTTTAGCTTTCATTAAGGCATCAATGACCATGAGAGGATCATGGTCAGTTAAATTTTTTTCTGTAATTTTATATTGCAGATCACTAAAAATATTCATTGCTGAAATTGTAATGAATATTTCTTCATCCGTAAATAACGGAATTTTATAACCTATAACTTTTTCTTTTATTGGAAATTGTATTACCTTGGCTATCATCGAGAGTCCTCGCTCTCGATTATTTATTAGAAATACAATTTTTTGACGTACTCGTCTAATTTAGATTCCAAAATATTTTTATCAACATCTAAAAATTTAGTACAAAAATCTTTAATATTATCTCGTAATCGTTCACCATCATATATTGCATTATGAATTGATAAATACCCGGAACACTGTGCCTGTGCATATGCTTCAGGTCCAAATCCAAAAGTGCTATACAGAACATGTCTGTAGGAGCCCTTATCCTTAATCTCCCCCTCAAAAATCCGTCGGCTCACAGCACAAAAAACCTTTAACTGTTCTTCCTTAGATAAAGAATTCCAGTAAGATTCGCTTTCTTTTTCTATTTCATTCATAGTTTCACGAAATATTTTTCCAAATTCTTCTAGTGATTCCATTATTTAATTACCGCACTCTTTAAAATTTGTGTTAAATCTTTTGGTACAACACATAATCTTGCCATAAAATAAGTTTGACCAGAATTTGGATCACTTCGTTTAGTGAATTCTATATACTGCGTGTTAGAGGTTAATAATGATTCTACAATTTTCGACACCAAATTTCGTTTAATATGATCTGTTGTTTCTTGAGGTGATGAATTAAAATAACTAATATCTTGAACTACAAAGCTACAAGTATGAAGCTCGCCTTTTATTCCGATACTATTAAGATCATAAGATATAGTTTCATAATCATCTGATCTATAATCAGTAATTGGATTGTATCCCTTTAATAAGCTCATAAGTTTCTCCTATATAAAACCAATTTTTGCTTTTGGTTTAGCCTTATGTGTTTGCTTATGAAAAACATCGGCAATACTATAAGTGTCACTGTTAGTGGGTAACTCCGAATCAATTACCTTAGCCAAAAGCTTAGCTTGATGCTTATCTAAATAATTAAATGTCAATACGTCAAAACAACGGCCTGGTCGAACAAGTGCTGGATCAATATCTTTTACTGAGGGCAAGTTAGTACTAAAGATAAGCTTTTTGTTCTTAGTAGTAATTAAACCATCACCGACGTTAAGAAACTTATGCATTACAGTATTGCCTTCATTTCTGCTGCCTAAGAAATTATCAGCATCTTCTAATACCATGATGTTGTTGCTACTTTCAATAAAGCGAGCAAACACATAATCTTTTTCTAATAGCTCAGGGTCATAAGTTACGATAGCACTAGATTTGGTATGCTGCAAAAGACCTCGAATAAATGTAGTCTTACCTGTACCTGGAGGACCAATCAATACTAGTACACTCGCAGACGAATGCATGTAACGATCATAGTACTCAGTTAACTTCTCATTACCAAGAAAGGGATACATTTCGGAAACAGGACTCTTATCTGTAGTTAATGGAACGGTTACATTAGATCCATCACTAGAATACATCCATTCAATAAAGGATTCAGCAATATCAAAGTTATTTTTAAGATTTTTTTCAAAGATATTAATAAAGTTAAGTTCACCAATAAGTTTTATTGAAATATAAGTGCTGCTAATATTATACTTGATAATAGCTTCTTCAAAAAATATCACACCGTGTTCTTCGCCTGATTGGAAAATACGTTTATAATTTTTAGCATTATTCGCAACAAAGTTTTTCCATTCTTCCATAGTACAAAGAAGGTGCATGGATTTAAACTGAGTGTCTAATCCAGCATAAGCTTTCTCCAGAAGAAATTCTGATACAATTACATCTTCTGAATCAGTTGCAGCTAAGAATACTTGTCTATTATCCATATTAAAATTATCCCATGTATATCCATTCAAACCAATACGTTTGTCTTTTCTTAATCTATGTTTAGACTCTCTGGATAAAGATTTTCCTGCTCTACTTTCTAATGCTTTAAACAAGTAATCTATACTTTTCATATAATCAAATTGCTTGATCAGCATCCTCATCATCTTTTAGATTTTTGGAAAATTCCCATGCACTGTCAAATTTTTCTCTAGTTTTTACCACACTCTGGTCTAATAGCTCAAGAACAAGACTAAAAGAATTTTTAAGATCTTCCTCATTAAGAACATGATATTCCATACAACCTTCGATTGCCTTTAACAAAGACAATACACGTTCTGTTTGAATCAATTCTGATTCAAGATTACTAAGTGAGCTAAACATTTTCATTTGATACTCCTGCTGTTATCTGCTTGATTTTTATCTTCTCGTAGTTCAATAAATGTTGGCAAAAATAAACTCTCGACATTACCTGCTTTGTCCTGAATACGAGCATTATATTTTACTGTGGCTACTTTTCCTACAACAAAGTCAATCTTAAATTCTGTACGTTGTTCATCACTATAACCAGAACCAACATTAACTCGAATTGCCCCATCTGCTGATTCACAAATTAAGGCACCAAGGCGACCTTTATTTTTGCCTGTACCTTCTTCCCAACCAACAACCATAAGATCGCATTCAAGTTCTGCTTTAAATTTAACTTGATCTTTACTGCGTTTGTCTTCCCAGATACCATTCATAGATTTAAGAATAATACCTTCTTGCCCTTCATCTAAATACTTGTTGAATAACTTGTTAGCAGTATATTGATCTTCTACAACCTTGGTTGGAACAATATCAATAAGATGTGATAGAGTTTTTTGTCGTTTGAATTTATCTACGTTTCTAACTAAATTACTTAATCTTGTTTGATACGGTACAGTATATTTACCCCCAACAAAATCGTCGTAAGGAATAAAATCCCACAAGGTTGCACGAACCATATCTGCTTCTTTAGCTGATTGTGTACCTTTAATTGCTTTGGTCAGAATCCCATTACCTGTTTTCCTATCAAGCGATTTACCACTTGAATCAACAACAAGAAGTTCACCGTCAAACACACAATCAAGGCCGTAAACAGCGGCCAACCCAATGAATGCTTGAGCAAATAAATCTGACGCAATATCCAGTTGTCTTCCATTACGACTCCTAAACTCTACTTTGCCACTACGGACGATAGCGTTGAAGCGCATACCATCCAATTTGAGTTGGACATAGGCCGGGAACCCGATCTTGTCGATAAGTTTCTGGTCGAATCCAGAAGCCAGCATGACGGGATACGTCTTAATGAGTCCGGGCCAGATTTTATTAATGGTTGGTTCGCCGACTCCGCAACGAAGGTCCTGTTTGATGATCCTCTCAATAACGCTGGCATCTTGTGCATCAAGTGACTCCAAAATATATTTCAAATGGTCAATTGCAGCATTACCAGTCTTGTTACGAGTGGCAAATTGCTGCTCTAGTTCTTGCATAGCCCAACCCAGTGTTGCCTTAGCCTCAGCTTTGCCAACAATATAATTTGGGATTTTGCGAATGTAATAACTAATCATTGGATCATATGCTAGGCGAAATGTTTCTTTCAAAACATCATTACCAGCATGTTGCCGAAGAATCGCTTCTTTAGCTAAACGGGAATTGTCTGCGGCAAGGGCTTCAAGAATTTCAAATACAGTCATCATATTACCTATCAAGAATAAATTACGTTAGCTTGGCGGTCATTCTTAAGTTTGCGCTTGTACGCAGTCTTATCCTCAACCACACGAGGACGATACTTCGGCGTACGAAGATCTTTTGCTACAGGATTACGTCTTTTTTCGGTTTTCATGTGAATCTCCACTATTTCATTATTATATAGTAAAAAGATATCCGTGTCAACCGAAGGATTAATCAAATTTTGCTTATTTTTTAAGCATGAAACGGCTGTATTTCCTTGTTTATACTAAAAGATACAGATTTGTAATCATGTGGTCTAATCATTACAGCAGTTTTAGCTGTATCTAATTTAGTAAGATTATCATACACTCCAACTATTTCATTTTTACGACATCTACCAATAGTATCATGCCATTTGGCTTCTAGGATATATAAAATTTTCATGATACTTTCAATGTGTCATAAGATACAGTAGAATTTATAGAAGAATACTGTTGTGTGGTAAGCGCACTAATACCAGTTATGGTTAAAGGTGAAATGTAACTTCCTGCATTTTGATTCACAATAAGATTATTAAAATTATTTGTCCATTTACCATCTAATACGTCTTTGGTGGTAGATTTAATAATCTCTTCATCTAAGCCATTAGCACGTAAAAAACCAAAGAATTTATTAATAGTATCAGAAAGATTAGTTTGATTAAAAACTACTGTTACCGAACAGTCGGAACCTTCAGATGATTCTAATTTGATTCTTCTCATGCTACTTTACTCATAGTTGTAGTATTAGTGATAGTTTGATATAGTGTTTCAAATTCTTCGTGCTCTTCTACTTCACTATTAAAGTTTTGCTTATGATATGTCTTAGCCATACGACGAAAAGTCTTCTTACTAAGATTCTGCTCATCGCAAATATTCTTAATTGCCTCACGAATGAAATCTCGCTCAGCATCAATGCGTGTCATTGATCCGCTGATTTCTTTCATACAATCTAGAATTGCTTTACGATCTGCTGGACTACTGGGTACTGCCATAATATTATCTCCTCATGGATGCGAATTCTTTCGCTTGTGATTCACTAAAAACAGGCTGCAAACAAGATTTGTGTACAATAGATACACCCAATACCTTGTCACCGGTATAAACAGGATTTTCTTTTTTAGCTGCTACACCTGCACCTGAATCATGACTAGGAATAAAACGTGTCTCACGACCAGGAGGAGGACCGAGCTTGGGCATTGGTCTTGTTAATGATCTAGGCATGATAGTTTTCTTTGTCTTATCTATTTCAATCATCTTATTTGCCCACTCTGCCTTCAATTCAAGGTCACGTTTTTTAGCCTCGGCAGAGGCATACTTGACTTTGCGTTTTTTACTACCGATATTGTTTAACCATGGACCAACTAAGGACATAGATCACCTCACTTAATATATCAACATTATATAGTAATTAGTTACGCTTGTCAAATGCTCTGTATTTCCAAAAGTCCACAGTTCTTGAATCATAAACTGGATCTTTTGGCATACTGGGGTCTACAGACCACTGTTCTACAGGTTCAGGTTCGTCCCTCTTGGGTTTAAAGAAAATATTCTTTATTCTTTCAAAGGGACTTTGGCTTTTTTTGGCTTCTTTTCTTCCTTCACCTTTGGCGGAAGAAAATTGGGAAATGCTTCATCTACTAATTCATGTGATACAGTCTTGTATTTCGTTTCAATCTTTTTATCTTTAGCAAGACAGACTAGCTCTGATTCTTTCCAATGCATACCTTCAAGCATTTGAATAAATAAAGATTCTTTTCTAAACTTGTTTATATTCTTAGTTGGGTCTAGCCAAATATAGAAACGTCTATGTTCAACATACAAATTAGATTCTGAATAACCCTCGGGGATATTTGTGTCCTTCTTGAAAGGAGGTTCACCTGGAGGCAAATCCATTTTCATTGCTGGGTTAAAATTAAGTTGCAGAATACCTCTTAGTACAGGACCATCATAAGATCGCAGAACTCTGATCTTACCCTCCTTACTAGGTTGTTTTTCCACTTCCTCCAATATTTGTGGGACAGATGTCTTCATTAAAAATCCTCAATAACTTCTAGCATGTTCTTCATTTTATTTTCAATAAAATAATTAAGAAGTTTGCTACGATCTTTGTTGGGTTGTGTTACAAAGTTATTTATTACTGATTCTCTGACCCGTGTAGGTATCTGAGTAAAATCTACAAGCATCTTATTACGTCTAAATCGAGTAACAAACTCATCATCATTAGGCATACGAGTAGGATCAGATATCCATTCTTCTAATTTCTTTGTTGAGATTGCTTTTTGTCTTTCGCCGTTGACAAGGCAGTCATCGGGCGAGAGTACGTTAGGGATTCCATCGCCTTTATCTCCCCTGATAGTATGCTCCAATACATATCTCTCCGGCGTCGTGTCAACATTGACATGTTTTTTCTGAATTGGCGAGAACTGTTTGACATTTTTGAACCTCTGCAACTGTATAAAGTCGTGATCACCTGATACAATCATAAAGGGTTTCGGATCACCGTCATCAAACGGTGATGAATTCATCAAATTATTGGACTGAGACCACTCTGCTAAAATTGCAATAACGTCATCTGCCTCAGAACCGTCAACATTGATCACTTTGTATGGAAAATATTTGTCAAGTTCGTCTCGAATCATACTTAGTGTCTCGAAAATCGTCTTCCAGTCGAAACCTGACTCCTCTCTTGCCTTTTTTCTGCCTGCCTTGTACAAAGGAAACACATCTCGGCGCCAATAATTGCGTGAATCACATGCAATTACCAAATCTCCGTATGTTTTTCCAAATTTTTGCTTGTAACCGCGTAAAGAATTGATAATCATGTGGCGCAGAAGCCCAACATTGATATCTACATCGGTTCGACCACCAATTTCTGCCATAAAATTAGAAATTGCGGTCTGATTATAGTCTACAACAATCATTTTACTGCCTTTAGAATGATAACTTCACTATTAATGCGTCCGTTGACGTCTTGTTTCTTCGTTTTGATGCCTTCCATGAACTTTCTCAGCTGAACTTTACCAGCAGATAACAATTCATGAAGCTGTTCAAGTGGTTTTCTTAAAGTTTTCTGTTCAGACATCTCCGGATCGTAGTTCTGCAACGAAGATCCCTTTACCTGAATACCCTGTGATGAGTCTGTACGATATAGCATCAATTTTTTCGACTTGGTATTATATAACCATATCGATTGGGCACCAACAATCTCTACAGGATTCACCGAAGATACATTTAGTTCTTCATCTTTGATCTTATACTTGAGATTCTTGGTCTGTTGCACAGGAGTTTTCTGTCTAATAGTGCGAGGTTTACGATTAGCTTTTTTAAATGCGCCGTATTTTTCGCAATCTTCAATCATTGAAACAAAAAATTTGGCAACATTCTTTTTACTTGTCTTTGTATAGTGAGAGTATGCTTCGTTGATCTGTTGATCTTTGCCCTCCAATACCTCGATCCATTCACGTAGCCGGCGTTTTGCCCACTCTTGAATTCGAGTAACATATGCTTGAGGTATTTCTTTTGCTTTTAGATCAGAGTCAAGCGAAAACTCTGTACCATGAGTAATGTATTCGTCATAGTGACCTTCCAAGGTGCCAATGTATTCTGAAATCTTCTCATTCATAGCATTTTGAATAGATGGTCTATTAGAAATTATAACGGTTTTCTGTACTACAGGCGCATTAACAGATTTAAGAATGGTAAAAATATAGTTGTTAAAATTCTCGACATGATAATCACTTAGCTTAGCACCACGAGAAATGATTCTAGCAATCCAACCATATGTAGGACGAATCTCTTTGTCACTTACTTTGTCGAAATCTTTAAGATCAGCTGTTCTGTTTTTCTTAATATACTCTCTTAAGAACTTACGAGCCTCACCTTTATTGCCGTCAATAGAATACCAATTCATTGCATTGATGAATCGTACAGCATAACCCTCTACACCCGCAACAATTTCAGTTGCAATTGGTTCTGCACCTACTACTACATTCTTAGGATTCGCAACTCGTTCAGCTCTTGCCATTATTACTCCAAAGTAAATTTAATTTCTTTAATTGAATCAAATCTAACAGAACGCCATTCATTAATATCTACATCCGTCACGGCAATCAATTCATTGTTACTCTGTTTGCCTGAACCAGATGTTGGAGCAACCAAGCCCTCTTTTAAGGTTGCTCGCATATTTCTAATAGTACCATCTTTTTTGACGAAAGTCAAGTCCACAATACCATTACGTAACAGACCACCTAACCATTCTTTGAATATTTTACGCTCCTCGTCATCAAAACTTGCATATGCCAAGGAATCTAAAAAACCTTTTTTGTCAACATTAATCATAATATAGTATAAAAGTTATTGAATAATCTGCGGTACGCTTTGTACTACAGGTTGATCACAGGCAACCACTACATTCTCGTAACGATTCATGTAAGGGTTGAATATGTTTACTAGACAGTTACCGGGTTGAACTGCAATCTGAGGTGTATACACGGTTTGCGGTTGGGTAACTATTACCTGTCTTTGTTGATTTGCAATAGCTGATGCGATAACCACTCCACCTAGAACACCTAATGCTATTTTGCCAGCATGGTTATTGTGATAATGATGATGGTGTCTATGTCCATAATGATAATGAGGATATCCGCCAGCAAACACCGGAGATGCTGCAGCAGCCACTATGATCGATGCTAGAATTTTACGCATTTTCGACTCCTAAGTCCTTATATGCTCTTATTATATATGGAGCAGTTATACGTGTCAAGCATCAAAATGATTGTATTCTGCTTAAAACTTGAGCATAATCGGCGTGAGTTTCGAATATAAACGCCGGATGCATCATACTAGTTTCCTCAGTTTTGTATGCTATGTTTAGTTCAACCAGAATCTCTAGTATTCTAGATCTGCTCCATTGATCTATAGGCCATATCATCAGACGATATGGATTGATGGTGACCTGCGGTCTTTCTTTGAATGCCATTTATATATTTACTGCCAGTTTGGTCCCCCGAACCATACAACCAATGACTTTCGTGTACCCCTGGTTACGGGTGTGACGCGATGCAACAAAAATGATGGGAAGAAAGTGGGTGTACCCTGTTCTCTTGGCGCAGACACAACTCCAGATGCTCCCCAAATCTCCAGATCACCCCCCTCATATTCTGCAGGATTATTCAACACCATGGACATGGACATCTTACGTGTCACGGTCATTTCATTGTACACGCCAATATCCAAATGCCAGTTATAAAATCCCTCGTTATTTTCTTCGTAAATAGTATATTGTAACGGTTCATGTAATCCATCTATATTGAAACGAAAAACTTCATTGTTTGCTTTTCGTCCATATGCTACAATCTTATCAAATAACCATTCAATGTTATTTTCATACTGTATCCAACCGGCCTTGGATCGCCGAGTCTTGGATTCCATGTTATTCTTTGTACTAACTCCCACCTCATCTATTTGTATGAAGTTCTCCAGCATCTGTATCATATCACATTCGGTATCAGAGAATGCTTTACTAAATTTAACAATACTGGTACCCTCACTGGGATTCGCTAATGGTTTAAAATTATAATAAGATTTCATTTCAACATTCTTGATATGATTACTTCGGGTGCCAAGTGAGCATCGTAAAAATCTTTTATGTGCCCAACAGTTATTTGTCTTTTAAAGATCAGCTCGATAATTTCTTGTCCACGCATAAAAGGTGGTACAACAATAAAGGGTTTTTCAAGTTTAGATTCGGTATACTCACTCGGTGGATTATCAAACGTATCCTCTTGAAAATAAACAGGAATACAGTTGACCGACAATGATTCGGCAAAACGACCAGGTAGTTGTCCTGGAACACGTATAAGTCTGTTGTGAGTATGTTTAAAGTGTCGCATGGACATTACACTGGTTATGATCGAGAACTTTGAATGCTGATACGCATGCATGTAACTCTCAGTGCTTCTAAATGGATTGAACTCAACCGCATCTCGTCCATTAGTAAAAACTAACCAATGTATATTACGATGCAGCATCATGTCTCCGATACGCTGTAATCGTTGTCCCTTCGGGGATCCGATGTAACAAAAATCAATATTCTTTTCTGCCGTATGACCTCTGTACACAACAGGTAAAGATGGTGTATAGTAACACTTATTTGCTATATTCTCAGGTAGACCATTCTCACGTAGTACTTGTATAATGGATTCATTAAAGACAATGATTCTGTCAACGAAGTCCAACTCACCCAATATCTGCAGTAAATCCAACCGAGCCCACGAATCAGGTACCTGGGCTATCAAACGTATACTAAGTCCCTTATTACGTAGAAATTTTATAGCATTGTACAACTGCCTTAATTCCTTATTTTCACTTATTTTAAAGTTACATTCAAAGAGTATGGTAATCTCATTAAACTCCTTGATTTCCTTTTTAATTGCATTTAATGTCTCAGGTACATCAAGATACATATTTTCGTTTTCAATTCTCCATCTGGCCTTATTGACCACGTAACCCAATTCCTCGAAAGACTTGGTATAGTGATAATCGCAATCAGCCTCAACGGGAAAAGCACCGATATCGTGCTGATTCTTCCCCGTACCGATATACGGTGAAAAGATGGTAAAGATACGTTTCACATCTTCGTCCACTTATCAACAAGTAAAAGATTGATGTTCTCCGCAATAGAAGTACCCCATTCCCAGTTATTCGTATAAGCTTCATCATAAGCATCCTCATCTTCTTCGAACGTAACATCGATGAATCCACGTATCTGATAAGCAAACATATCGGCAAAATCCTCGATATCCAACAGATTATCGAGTTGGCTTACTTCAATGATCTCTCGTATCATTCGTAGATCAGAAGAGCCATCAATGCAACTCTCAATTTCTTCATCGGATAATAGGTCATTTATTTTCATAGCTTATTCTTATTAATGTAAATGGTTATAGAAACGATTGCGATAAAGCATAGTATTATAATAAAGAACTCAATAAGAGAAGTATTCATATAGTATCGGTTTTTAGACAGTTTTTTCCCAGTAAGATTTCTGCGGTATTCTCGAAATAAGAAACGTTAGGTATTCTATATATGGGATAGCGTAGAGATAGCGTAGAGAAAGCATAGAGGGAAAAGACTTAGGGAGCATAGGGTAAATAGAATTAGGGACATAGCGACCGAAGGGAGCATACATGGTGAAAACTCAGGTTGCGTATAAACCCCACCCTAAAAATATGAGACTCGATTTGGAAACTATAGTCAAAAACTATATCGAGTCTTTTCTTAGCGCATCCGAGTCCTCAGAACCCCACAACCAGCAGCGTCCCAAGTACGACCAGTAGAAAGCTACATACGTAGCCTACCACCATATCCATTCTGTCCTCAAACTTCATGCTGCCTCCTTCTCATAAGACTTCTCTATATAGCCCAGGCCGTCTACTAACTGCTTGAGTATCTCTTCACGGGTAGCCTTCGGCAGGTGATACAGTGAACTCTCAAGTACCGCTGTCAGTGTTCCGATGATCCGCCAGGGAGTGACGAACTCGTTGCCAGCGTCCATTGCTGCTGTCGTTGCTACGCGAATCTTGTCTGTCATTGCTAGGAATTCTGCTGTCTTCATCTCTATGTCCTTTTCTTTACCGTAACATTAGTCTAACACCAATTGGTATCCGAGTCAAATGACGGGTTACTCGGTAATGTAACGAAGTTCCTCGATCGCTTCGTCTAGCGTATCGAATCCGGTGGCATCGTAGCTGTCATCGTGAAGCTTGACGTAGAAGGGACCGTTGCCGGGACTTGCTTCTCTATCGAACCCTGCTTCGCCGGAATCGTTGAAATACTGAATGATTCGGGTAACTACCATGTCTGCTCCTTAGACTAGATCTACTTGCACATCGACGGTCACTCGCTCATTCTTGTGATTGTAGACTCTGACGGGCTTGCCTATGCCCGTGGGGACGTTAGTACTGTTGAACTGCCCCAGTCCCAGCTCTGTTAGCACATGGCTCACTGCGAGTCGCTGATCTACGAAGCTCATGCCCTCTAGAGCACCCTGTACGGTGGTGTGAAACGCTACCCCATTGCAGATCACTCGGATCTTCTGGGAATTATTAAGACCTACAACCAAACGCTTACGCATTCAAAAGCTCCTCGTTACGAAGTAGAATTGCCCTACCCAGAGCATCTTGTTTCTCGGACAGAGACCCCCTGATGTCGAACCACTTGATCAGCATCCCTGCTAGGACGTTGTCGCGTCTCGGAAGCCTTGCTGCTATATATGCTAGGTCGGCTATGAGAATTGCGTGGTCTAGATTCGCGTACACTGGGGTTTTCGTCATCTTTGTTCCTTTGTTCTTTACCATACCATTATTATATAACCAAATGGTACCCGAGTCAAGCAACGGGTTATTGTGGCAGGGCGTCCAAGGTGTAGACCACAACACCATCCTCTTGATCAACGACCTTGACATTGAATCCAGCCTGGGCGAACAATTGGGCACGAGCCCGGTATTCGGTTTGGTCGGGGATCACTCTAACTGAGCCACCTACTGAGTTTGAACTGTATACATAGATATCAAACATTGCTCGCTCCTTTTACCTTGTTCTTCACTATAACCATAGTCTAACACCAAATGGTACCCGAGTCAAATGCTCGGGTACTGATGTCAACCCCAACGCTTTTGGAAACCCCTGCGCATTTGCCAACGGCTAACGATCAGAGGCAAACGGGTGTGGAAAAAGCCTAAGCTCAGGACTCTGACCAAGCCGTCAACCAACTCGACAGCGCCATACAGGACAGTAGCCCTCCGACCCGCTGCATTTAGATTACGCTCAATCATGATCTGCTCCTTTTACTTTGTTCTTCACCATACCATAATTATATGATCTTATGAATCCCGAGTCAAATGAAGGGTTACTATGCTTCTATACGAGCAGCCCATTCTACACTAGTCTCGCTTGCTAGCTTATGTCCCAGCGCATACACACTCCCATGCATGTTCTCATAGTCAAAGAAAGCAACTTCTTCGTCTCCACGCATGTATAGTATAACAGCACCGACATCTTCACTATCACATCCTCGCAAGTAGTCTGCAAACTCATGCTCAAAGCGTAGTGTAAGCTCGTGTGCTATATCATCTATATCCATACCACCTTCGTACATCTTGTCAAACGATGCTGAGTAATCTGCGCTTAAACTATTTGTCATCTTCTGCTCCTGTTGTTTCTTCACCATACCATTATTATATAACCAAATGGTACCCGAGTCAACTGTATGGGTACTATCTACAGCGTCAGCTCACGGGGAGCATAAGCAACGTGACCATCGAACTGCAGCTGAAGGCGCTCGCCCTGCGTCAGATAGTCATCAGAAACGACTTCCCAGCCGGCGATGTACTCTTGACAGAAGGGGTTGTCGATCTCAATCTGAGGGCGTAGTGCCATCACGACCTGCGCAACACGATTGAAGTCTTTGAAATTCTTGACGACATAGTCATCTCCACCCTTTGCTTTCCAGTAGGGATCGGTCTCTGATCCGTAATTCTCGAGAACTTGAGTAGTGATGAGCAACTTAGCCATGTAAAACTCCTATAAGTGGGGTGAATCCCAGGTTCATCTGCTTTGGCCTAGCCTCTGCAATTTGTCTGTTCGACCTGTTCTTCACCATAACCATATACTAACACCAACTGAATACCCTGTCAATCTGAAGGGTTATTAGAACTCTGCTGGCTCGGGATTCCCAATGTACTCCTCATGCAGCCTGCTAAGAAACTTCTCGTGACGGGCGAACAACTTTGCAAGTCTCACTAGCTCCATGATGCCATCACGCTCGTACTCTGACATGTCTCTAATGAATTCATCGTTGTCTAGATTGTCTTCGACACGATTCAAGCACTGCGACATCTCACCCGCTGTGTTCTCGAACATGCAATAGCTCATTGAAGGCATATTAGGCTCCTACTGCGAAAATTTTCGATGCGTTAAAAGCGCCTCTGTTCTTACCCTTAGCAGTCGCTGTCTTCGGGGTCTTGCGCGCTTTCACTGCTGTTACCACTCCGCCCCGCGCTATAAACGCTGCTACTGCTGCTTCTGTCTCTGCTCTGAGGTCTGCTTTACGATCT